GATGTGGCTTGAGGACTCTCACGAGATGCCGAAGGCTTATTGGGATGCCGTAGAAGCAGGAACCGATAAAGAATATCTTGCTGAATGGCTTGGCTACGAATCCGTTATTGAGATGGAGAAGTACGAGATGACCATTGAGTACGTTGAGGAGAACGACTACGAAGACCATATCGGAGCGTACCCCACCTCAAGCATCAGCAACCCACCTACCAAGATGGATATGCAGTTGTACTACAAGTGGATTAATTGGGCAACGTCCGTAGCCGCAGATGAATACTAAAATGAAAACACCATTCACCGTGTTCTTTGAGAACCATCCCGAATTCAGCGATGCCACAAAGGAATCCTACCTTCACATTGAGAAGATGCACATACAATCAGCCTATTTCACGGGCAAGGTGCAGTACGATAGTGCCAAGACCGAAGAAGAATTTTGGTTGCAGCGTTACGAATAATTTACTATCTTTAACAAAACCAATCAAATGAAAATCATTGAACTACTTGACGGCAGCACTTGGGATTTGGAAACCATCAAATCCAAGATGCACGATGATGACTTCTACTATGGCAACCTGTCAAAGAATGCCCTGTCATCTTCAGCCTGTAAGCTGCTGCTTACCTCACCAAAGACCTACCACTACGTTACCAAGTACGGCAGCGAGGATTCCGATGCCTTCTCGGTAGGTAGGCTCGTTCACCTGATGGCTCTTGAGCCGCATCGTGTGGAGGAGTACAACGTGATTGAGGTGCAGAGCAAGAACGCAAAGGCGTGGCAAGAAGCAAAAGGCCAACGCAACATCTGCACCCGTAAGGAGATGGATGAAGCGCAGCGCATCGCTGATGCCCTCCTTCGGAACGAATACTTCTTGTCAATGATTCAAGGCTGCGAGTTTGAGCAACCTGCAATCGGATTGATAGAGGGCATTCCCTTCCGAGCAAAGGCAGACATCATCGCTGATGGCTTCTTGGCTGACTTGAAAACAACAACCGACCTACGAGCGTTCCCTTACTCGGCAAAGAAGTACGGCTACGATGTACAGGCGTTCATCTACACCCGATTGTTTGGTGTGCCGATTGACAAGTTCTACTTCATCGCTATTGACAAGGCGAGCTTGGATGTGGGTATATACTCTATAACTCCCGAGTTCGTAGCAGAAGGCGAAAGAAAAACGCTTGAGGCCATACAACTCTACAAGCAGTTCTTCATCTTGGGTGAGGACTTGGACTCTTACACAATCTTTGGGGAGCTATAACACAAACGAGAAATGAAACAGAGCAGCATTGAATGGTTAATATCGTTTATAGAACCATCACTAACACCCGAGCAAAAGCATTTTTTTTCAACGGTTATTGAAAGAGCCAAAGAAATGCATAAGGATGAGATTGAGAATGCAGTTAAACAAGGTTGGGATTACAATGAAGAAGGTCTTGTGCAATGGATGGGCGAAACCTACTACAACGAAACCTTTAACACCAAATGAAACCGAGAAGCCGTCAGCGGTCAAGTGACGGCAACATATATAAATACATACAAAATGTTCACATTAAGAATCATTAACAAAGATTACACTCAGCGTAATTATTGGATTGGAGACAACTATGCTGTCTACACCAAAAGCGAACTTCATCTGAAGGAATACCTCAGCACCTGCGAGACGTTAGGTCTAAACCCCGATGTGCAGGATGGTATCTTGCTCAATGAAGATGGTAAGTGGTTTTCTCTTTTTAAAGATGACCACTACTACGTTATGACCGAGAGCGGCAAGACGTTTGAGCGTATTAACCTTTAATTTAGAATGGAGATGAATACGCCAATGCAAATCTTGATTGACCAACTCAAGGACTTATATGATTACGACCTTAGTGAAGGTAAAAGAAATTGGACGATACTTGCGGGCATTGAGTTAGCGCAAGCACTTCTTGAGAAAGAGAAAGAGCAGATTATGAATGCTTATGACATCGGGTGGTCTAATGGAAACAAGGGCCAAGACCTTAATGATTTGTACTACTTTGAAACCTTTAACACAAAAGAGAAATGACACTCGTAGACGTTGATTTTAGAGATGGCATTAAAGCCACTTTTGTAGACAACACTAAACAGTTGACTCAAATACACTATGATGTCAATACGCTATCGTCTATGTTTGGAGGTAGTAGAACCTTTAACACCAAAGAGAAATGAGAGAGCAATTTGTTCGGATAGCAATGGCTCGCCTACGCAGCATCTATCCTTTCAAGCCCCAACGCCAAGCAGTAGCTGCTCGTATGTGGGTGCAGTATCTTGAACGCTACGCCAAGCGTGAGTGGGAGCGTAACGAAGAAGAAATGAACAAACGTATGGACATCATCGGGCATAATGGAGCAACGGCAGAAGGATACATCAAGTCCTGCGTAAGTTGTAAAATTGAAAAGGCATTCATTGACTTCCCGAATAATACAAAGAGTCCTGATGGCAAGCATTCATACTGCAAGGCGTGTTCTAATCAGAAGAATAAAGAATGGAGGCAAAAGAACTCGCAGAGAAATAAGGAAACAGTAAAAAGATGGAAGGAGGCAAATGCCGATAGAATTAGAGAGTATAAACGAAATCGTGAATTGACCGAAAACGAAAAGCAAGGAAAAAAGAAATGGGCTATTGCTAATGCGGAAAAACTAAAGCAATACGGGAAAGAGTACAAGAAAAAGAATCAAAAGCGATTAAATGAAGCTGAACTAATCAGAAAGCAGCAAGACCCTGTTTACAGGGCAATATGCTCAATTCGTTCAAGAGTAAGCGACTTGTGCAAAGCGATAGGTCAAGAAAAAAATAGAAGCACAACGAAAGCAATCGGACTCAATCAAGTGGAGTTTAAGGTTTATATTGAATCAAAATTCAAAGAGGGAATGACTTGGGACAACTATGGTGAGTGGCACATTGACCACATTAAACCACTATCTCTTGCGACAACCGAAGAAGAAGTAATGGAGCTAAACCACTATACTAACCTTCAACCGCTATGGGCAGAGGAGAACTTGAAAAAGTCAAACAAGTATGAGTAGACCGTTCGTTGTAGCCTTCCACAAGGTGAACTCAGGGGTAGCATACCATCGTGTGTTTGCCCCTTTGATTTGCCACCAAAAGGCAGACGTGATGTTCGTTGAAAAGATAACGGACATTGAGCCTGAGGTATGGCCTAAGATCACTCACTTCTTTTCAAGCCGTGCATTCCCTGTTGAGCCTTTTGATGACTTCGTTAGGCTCTGCCGAAAGGAAGGTATCAAGCTAATCATTGACAATGATGATTGGTGGGTGCTACCTCCTAACCATCCCCTAAACGGATTCTACGGAAGGCAGATGAAAGACCGCATCATTCGGTCTATGAAAGCAGCAGATGAGGTATGGGTAACCAACAAGCACCTCGCCTCAAAGGTGAAGAAGTATAACACCAACATCCGAGTCATTCCAAACGCTATCAGCGTACCCACTTGGCAGATAAACCGAGAGCCATCAGAGAAGGTACGCTTCGGTTACATCGGGGGTAACCACCACCAAGCGGACATCCGAGATTCAACGATTGACCTATCGGGTTACGAATCGTATGTGGCGGAGGTAGATAACTACCCCGATATGATGAAAGCAGCATACAAGCTACCTACGATGCCTCCTACGCACTACCATCGCCTGTACGAATACTTTGACGTTAGCCTTGTGCCGTTAACGACAAGCGAGTTTGCTAAGTGCAAATCGCATCTAAAGATGCTTGAGGCGGGATTCAGCAAGTGTGCGCTAATTGTGAGCAACACGCACCCATACGAACCCTACATCACCAAAGACAACTGCATTGCCATCAACCACCCAAGTGAATGGGCAGGAGCAATCAAGAGGCTAAACGAAAACCCCAACCAAGTCCAAGACCTATCGGATTCGCTATACGAGTACGTGCAGGATTTCACGATGGAAAAAATAAACGAACTGCGATGCTTTACATTGTAACCCCTTGCTCACGCCCACAAAACCTCAAACGCATCAAGCAGTACATCCCTGAATGGGCTACGTGGGTAGTGATGATGGATGCCTCTACTGACTTCAAAGAAGCAACAGGCGCAAACGTAACCCACTACTCAACCAAGACAGGACATTGGGGTAATCCCTTACGCAACGAGTTCCTTGATCTCTATCAAGACCAATTCACGCAAGATGATTGGGTATACTTCTTGGATGATGATAACATCCTGCACCCAAAGTTCAACGAGCAATGGTCAAACCTCCATAACCTTGACTCCTCAATCGTAACGTGGGGACAAGAGGGAAGGCTTCGCCCTACCGACCAACCAACAATCGGAAACATAGACACCGCTTGCTATATGTTCAAACCATACCACCTACCCAAGCTGCGCTTTGAGAATATCTATGAGGCCGATGGTCTATTCGCTTCTGCTGCCGAACGGCAAGGAACACTCATCTGCGTGGATTCGTACCTTTGCTACTACAACGCTCTGCGATGAAAACCTACAAAGAGATTCAAGGGTGGTTCAACCACCAAGCAGCATACGACTTCCTGTTATCACAAGTCCCTGAGGGAGGATCATTCGTAGAACTCGGTGCTTGGCTCGGTAAGTCATCGGCCTACCTATGCGACAAAGCAACACACCAAAACATCACCATCATTGATTCGTGGAAAGGCTCACCAAACGAACTCACCACAACGCACCAACTCGCAACGGAGGTAGATATCTATGACCTGTTCGTTGAGAATATGGGAGAGCGCAAGTACAAGGCCATCAGAGCAACATCCAAAGCAGCATCCAAGAAATTCAAGAACGAATCCTTAGACGTAGTCTTTATAGACCTAACCCACACCTATGAGGCGGTAAAGGAGGATATTCAACTATGGCTTCCCAAAGTAAAGAAGGGAGGCTACATAGCAGGAGATGACTACCACGAACATTGGCAAGGAGTAATCCAAGCCGTAGATGAACTGCTACCGCACGCCACGTTCATTGATGACTGTTGGCTCTACCAAAAATGAAGAACCACACAAAGGTCTACCTGAAGGGAATGGGCTACGATATCACCGATTGGATTCCTTGTGAGGTATGTCAAGCACAGGCCGTAGACATCCACCACATTGAGGCACGTGGTATGGGAGGGAGCAAAGAGGCGGATACCATAGAAAACCTAATGGCTCTATGCCGCAAATGCCACAACGCATTCGGGGACAAGACCCAACATAAAGAGATGCTCAAGGCAGTCCATAACCACCACTTGTCAAAGCGGGTTATTTAGTTGAAAAATACAAGGCTTTACAATGGCATTTGAAAAAGGAGTTAGTGGCAACCCTGCGGGTAAACCGAAGGGAGCAACAAACAAAACGACCAACAAAATACGTGAGGCATTCCAAAACCTCATTGAAGACAATCTTGAGAATATGACCCTATGGCTCACGCAGGTAGCTGCTGATGACCCGAAGGGCGCACTTGACCTGCTGAACAAGATGGCGGAGTACACGACACCCAAGCTCGCACGGGTGGAGAACTCCCACGAAGCAGCAGATGAACTCACCCAAATCAAAGTAGAGATTGTCCGTTCTGCAAGTAAAGACGAGTGAACTCTTTGAGAAGAACTACACCGCACCCACACGGATAGTAGTCAATCAAGGAGGCTCACGTTCAGGAAAGACCTACTCCATCTTGCAGATGCTGATCGTGATCGCAATGCAAGAGAAGGGGAAGGTTTTTTCTATTGTGCGTAAATCGCTGCCATCACTCAAGATGACCGCCTACCGTGACTTCTTTGAGATCCTCAACAAACTTGATTTGTACGATGAGTCACGCCATAACAAGAGCGACTACACCTACACCCTCAACGGCAACCTCTTTGAGTTCATCAGCCTTGACCAACCGCAGAAGAAACGTGGAGCAAGACGTGACTATCTATTCTGCAACGAGGCCAACGAACTTTCTTGGGAGGACTTCTTTCAGCTCTTGGTTCGTACCACAGGCAAGATTTGGATTGACTACAACCCTTCCGATGCGTTCCATTGGATCTATGACCGCCTGCTGACCCGTGACGATGTGACGTACATACAAAGTACATACAAGGACAACCCTTTTCTTGATGCCTCCATCGTGGCGGAGATTGAACGCCTCGCAACAACCGATGAGGACTATTGGCGCATCTACGGCTTGGGTGAGCGTGGTATGAGCCGTGCCACCATCTTCCAATTCGGGATGAGTGAGATTCCATCAGACGCAACGCTACTTGCTCACGGGATGGACTTCGGGTACACCAACGACCCAACGGCACTTGTGGCGGTGTACAAATCAGGAGACAACCTCTACCTTGACGAGCTGATCTACCGCACCGGACTCACCAACCCCGACATCAGCAACCACCTCAAGAGCTTAAACCTCGATCGCAGGTCAGAGATTTTCGCTGACTCTGCTGAACCCAAATCCATTGAGGAGCTACATCGTATGGGATGGAACATAAAACCCACGCAGAAGGGCGCAGATAGCGTCATAGTGGGTATTGATGTGCTG